AAAGGGCATATACTAAGATTTAAACAAGGTGAGGTACTTAGACGTTTTAAAAGTGAAGATACTGCAAATAAGTGGGCAAAGTATAGATCGGGTACACATCATTGGATGAAAGATGTTTATAAGAAAAGCATCTTAACTAGAGGATATGATAGATAATGGCTAAAAATACACCAATCAAATCCATAAGACGAAAGAATATTACTGGATATGGTAAAGCCTCCCGGTTCAAGTCTGGATTAGAACTTGATCCAAAGAATATAACTAAAAAAACCCCCAATCGTACTCCTGTACGTTTTAAACCTCAAAAACTCACTAAACAAGATCAATTTGTAACTTCAGAGCCGAACCGATGGAAACTTTATGGGCGAAAAAAGCCTGTTTCCCTTAAAGGCCCAGAAGCTAAACAGTTTTTATCTGGTCAATTAGTTGCTGTGCCAGAAGATTCTACAATTGAACTTCCAGATATTCCTCAAGGCGAAAAAGCAAGAATAATATTTACTGGACAAAATAAAGCAAAATTCAAGATGGGCAATAAAATGAGAGATATTGTCACTCAGGGAATTAAAAAATATGGTAAAGAAAATATTGTTCTAGTTCATGGTGGAAAACCTGATGACAGTATAATTGATAAGAATATCAAGAAGTTAGGAGAGCATACTGGAATTCCTACTGTTGCTGATCCAATTGATACATCGAAAAAAAATGCCGGAGCAATAAGAAAACAGCAAAGGAATGAAGATCCAACTTCAATACAGTTAAGTTTTGACTCTAAAGGCGATCTTAATCTTAAAGATAAATATGAAGATTGGGCAAGAGAAACTTATGAAAATTTAGGAAAAGAAACTGTAGGTGAAGGTGATGTAAGAGATGCAGGATTATTAAAATGGCCTAAAAAAGAAGGTAAATCATTAAGCAAATCAACTACAGATACAACTAAATTTAAAAGTTTCCTAGATATTCTGGAAGATGAGAAAAATCCTGAAAAAGTTAAATCTGGTCTTAAACATGCAAGGAAGTTAAGTAAATGGTCAGAAGAAAATGTAGGTAATCCTCTTATAACTGATAAAAACATTCATCGTATAGATCATATAGAACATGGCGTAGGTCTAGGCACAGGCAAAAGATTATACAAAACATATGATGATTTTGAGCAAAATGAATATATTGAAGATACAAATGTACTTGGCAAGGAAGGTCAAACAGAATATGGAGGAAGTGGTAAATTACCATTTAAAGCTGAAAGTCAAGGATCACTCCTTGCACCTCGGGTAAGCACTAGAAATGTAACTAGATCATTTGAATACTCTGGTTATGGGACAGAAGGTAGTACATATGATCACAAAGCTAAGAAAGCTATACCTAAAATTCAAAATTATACTGTTACAGAAATTAAAAAAATTAGTGCTGGATCAAAAAAACCGCCACCTCCAAGACAACAAGCAACATATAGTAAAATAGCTAAAACAGATGCAGGATATAGATGGATAAAGAAAGGTATTAAAAGCACTATAGAAGGGCCGGATATGTATCCTTCTAAATCTTCTATAACACAAATTGAAAATACAGAACTGGCAAAACCTACAGAACATAATGTTGCTAAAGAATTAAGACAGGGTACGTCACAGACAGTTGAAGCCGATGAGATGCAACAACAAATTAATAAGCGAGAAGATGCACAATCGGTTCAAAGGCATAAAGGAAGCTATCTTTCTAAACAATTCTCACAAAAAGATATTTCAAATTTATCAGAACGTATCAAGCAAGCTAAAAGCATTCAGAGAAAAAATAGGAGAATACAACGAACTAAGAGTAAAGTTCCTTATATTGGTGTAAATAGTCCTGCCGTTCAAAGAATTCTTGGTACTATTCCTGATTCAGATTCAATTTTTAAGCAATCTGCAACAGTTGAAGATATTAAGTCACCAAAAATATATGGAGATTTAAGCAAAACAACGAAGCAAGGACGAGATAAACTTGTTAAGGCTGATATTAAGAAAGGCCCACAAGATACTTGGTTGTACTCAAAAGAAAAAGTTATAAGGCAAAACAAAAGTGGTGTAGTAACTGCTAAAGCTAGACATACTGTATTAACAGGGGGTAAAAGCATTCGACCAGCTA